ATCAGATTATTAGACGCTGTTTTGATGTTTGCGATATCAACATCTGCTAAACATCTAGCGGGAACAGCATCAGCTGGTGACGTACCTAGCGTTGCAATGGTTGCCGTATAACTGTTGGCGTTTAAAAGCCCGACAATGCCGGAAATGGTCATGCCGGATTGCATCAGATCATAATTCAGTGTTGGCGTTGCGCTGCCATTGTGGAATGTTTGCAAACGATTTTCCGCTATAACGAATCTCACTGTTGTTGCTGCGCCTGTATATTGCGCGGCTAATCCATTGCCGCCGCCGTGGCGCATGTGGCAGCCTGTCCGCCCGTGCGTTGCAAGGTCGTGGCCCCTATCGATGACGGATTTAATTTCCAGCCATTGTGCAGGCGATATAGCGTTGGGGTTGTCGCCTTCGCGGGTTGTGTTTGCATATGTTCCGCGCAGACTGCGAGCCTCAAGAGCATCTAACCATGATGACAATTCACCTGGAAACACTCCGCCTGTTACATAAGCTTCAATATCATCCCGTATAAAACAGACCATACCACCGCGCCGGGGCTTGTTAAATATTTTTGCTGATTCACCCGCCGGCCCTTTGACCAATGAATCTAGCGTGTTTGAGCCGCCGCCAGAATTGGTAAACCCTAGATTATAGGGCGTTGAATCTAAAACCGGATAGGTAACTACTCCGCCTTTTATCGCCGCTACACCTGTGCCCATATTAAGGTGAACATCACGTGCGGCTGATTTGCCTCCACCTATTAAAATTGGGTTGTTGTGTTCAGTTGATGCACCGTTTTGTGTCAGCCAATTGACGTTCGTGTGTCCGCCAGACAACAACCTGAATGTTTTGACGACTGTGTTAGCGCCGTCTGATCGACTATACAACACGTGATTTTCGTCACGAGTGTCATAAATATGCACCTGTCCGCCAACGCCAAGGGCATCAATCCTGTGTCCAATGTTGCAGCGTGTGAAATGATTTCGCCGCAGAATAACTGTCGATGTAATGCCAGCCGCTGTCAGTAACGCATCACCAGCGCAATCGTGTACATAGTTGTCAGTCATTGCGCCGTCTGCAATATTCGCATTAATCCTAAAGGCATAGGTTGAAGCCTTGGTTTTACTAATATCGCATTTTCTAGCCGCTGAGTTGGCATGCTCTAATCGGAACACATAAAAGCCAGACATATTTGTGCCGTCGATGTAAATCTTATCCGATCCCCAAGGTTCAAAAATCACGCCTTTTGTGTCAAGAATATTGGCAGTAACCATAAACGGCGCTGATTTTGTTGTTTTTAACAAAATCGTATCGCCAGCTGTCGCGGCTGTGTAAGCGGATGCTACGTTAGTCCACGGGTCTAAAGCTGTGCCTGTGCCTGTGTTTGTGCCCACACCTGCTGAAACTGTGCAGTCTACATATCTAGTCGCCATTATGCAGCCCCCACAGTCACGCCAGATAATTGACCGCCGCTATAGGTAAATGTTTTAACGACCCCGCCGCCCGTTACTGTTGCAAGATTGCCGCCGATATAGGTGGCTGTGTAGCTAACTCCATCGTCATCCCAGGATATTGGTCCGCTTGAACCATAAACAATGTTGCTTAAGTTACCTCCCATCAATTGAAATACTTGAACTCTTTGCTCAGATCCCAATCCGTCAATTGAGCCTTGAACAGATAGCCAATCAGTTTGTTTTATGCCAGATTTGATCGGTCTGTGTTTTATGTCGCTCATTCCAATATCCTATTTATTAAAGCAACGCCACATGAGCGCCTGCAGTCGCGGTTTTAATGTCTAATGGCAATATCTTGGCAAACAGTTTTTGCACGGCTTGCGCCGATTGATCCAGCCAATACTGTTCTGTTTCCGGTAAATCTTTCACGTCGTTTTCAGCTACTTGCCGCTGGTTCATGCTGTTGAACTGTTTTAACAATAGGGCTTTGGCATAGCTGTAAACCGCGTGGCTGTACAAAATGACAAAGCGGTCGCTGTCCGATAGATCAGCCGGGTTTGCGGTGACATACGCATCGGCTGTGACGTGTCCCATATCGATCATCGCCAGCTTGACCGGTTCCAGATCCATATTCACATTCACCACGCCCAGTGTCAGGCCCCATTTAATGGCCTCGTTGTCGTATTCTGCCGGTATCCTGTACCGGCTCATCAGTTCGCCCAGGTCAAGATCAAACCAAAAGCCATCGTTTACAAACGGGCTTGGGGTGGTTAGTGATGGCTTGCCGGTTAAACTCATGATCAATCCAATTTAGTGCCAGGCAAAACAACCGTTCGATAACATCGGGTGTCGCGAGTATCGAGAGGTGATTGCCAGCCTGGGCTTGAGGAGTTATTTAGTTATTGATCGGCTTGATCAACAACCGGTTTTAGTTTGTCCTTGGCTTCTTTCATCAATCCTTTCACGCCAGCGCCTTCCGGATTTACCTGTTCGGCTTTTTCACACAAGGCCAGCACAGTCAGCCAATCGTTTTCACGCTTTTTATGCTTGGCCAACATCACGTACAATTTGCTTTGCACGGGTGGCGCCAATGACCATTGTTCGTTATCCAGCGTGGCCACCAAGGTTTCCAGATACGGGTTGGCGGATTCATCACGCTTTAACAGCGCATTGGCCCAGTCATACACGGCATCACAAACAAAGGTTTGCAAATCCCGGTCGAATTCTGGCGGCGTGACATGAATCCCTTGTTTGATCAGATGAAACGCCAGCGCCAGGCCTTGCTCGATCTGCAGCGTATCAAACAGCCAGATGCACACCCGAACCGCAATGTCGTTGGGGTAGTTATCGCCCTTATCGACATAGGCTTGCACGAATGGAAAGTAGGTCAGCAACATGGTGGCTTTGGCCTTGGCTTTTTCCACCACGTCTTTCAAAACGGCCAGGCTGGCCAAATCAGCCGACATAGCCGCCTGGTAATGTTCCAAGGTTTGCAGTTCAGCCGGTGTTGCTGCCGGTGTGCTGTCGGTGTTTTCCGGCTGCCCTGCATATTGGTTGCCGCTTTCGATTTCAGCGGCTTTAATGGCGGCCAGCTTGCGCACGGGTGCGTATGCAGTGTCGGTTGCAACGGGTTGGCCGTCGGCTGCATCCTGCAGTTGTTGCTGTTTAATCCGTGCGATTTTGCTGACTAATTCCATGATTATTCCCGATTAAACCAGCGTGATGCCTTCGACCATGGCAGTGGCAAACTCTTCTTGCACCACATAAGCCAAGTTCATGCTGTTAAACTCGCGGACCTCATCCTTCGCTGGCCAATCTTGTTGGGTGCGGCGGATGCTGGAATCTTGGTAGTAAATAGCCAGATTCGATAGCGGGGTAATGACAATAGTGCCATTCGGGAAGAAAGGCGGGCTAAAGGTTGGCAAGCCGCCAAAGTCGGATGTCACAACGCCATTGATCAAGGCTTTTTCAGTCGGTGTATTGCCGTGGGTTTCGTAGAATTTATCCATTGCAGAAACCAACAAGTTATCACCCACCAAGGCCACCAAATCACCACGATTTCTGAACGCTGCCGACACAACTTGTTTAATGTCGTGGATCGCTTCAGACAGGTTTTTGTAAGTACCGGTAGCACCAATCGAAACACCCGATCCAACATGCTGTGAAGTGCTGTTGAACGTGCGGATTTTTTCCAACCAGCCGATGTTCAAATCTTGCAGGTTAGGGTTGGTAACGATGTTGGTACCCGCTGCGGCAGATGTGCCGTACCAGCCTGTAACTAGCATATCGTTAACAATCGCTTCCCGGACGATTTGCATATACAGCGCTTCGAAATTCTGGAATTTTGCCCAAGCGTCGATGTCTGCATAAGACAAAGCTACGTCAAAGTTGGTTTGCTTAACCGTCCAGTCCTGGTTGTCTTGTTGGTTTAAGCGCTTGGGCGTGCGTTCGCCTGATCCTGTGTTGGTGCGGCTGGCTACGCGACCCGTCAAACCCAAAATAACCTTTTGACCGGTGGTATCCGTGACCGGAATCATCGGCAAGCTGGAGAAAAACGGATTGGCCAGCTGTACGGCTTTTGGTATCAGGGTTTGTTGCAGTGGCAAGGTTGCCGCATACAACGCATCAGCCACCACGTTACGCTTCAGGTTTTGGAAAAACTGAACGGCTTGCTGTGATGATGGGTTAAAGTGCTGACCCAATCGCGGATCCGATGGCGCTACGCCAAACGCGGCAGCGGTGGCTGCAAACAATGCGGTTAAGCGGGCTTGGCCTTGTTTTGATAATGGCTGACTCATGATTATTCCTTGTTAGGTTGTCCGTTAGATGTACAGGCTGGCTGTTTCATCGCCAGCACCAAAATGCTCGCCGCCTTCGGTGCCTGGTTGTTCTGTCAGGGCCTGATTCAGCTTGGTTTCGAGTGCTGAAAATTTTTCGGTGAGTTCAGCCACTAGAACTGTGGTTGTGCCATCGCCGCTTGATGCTGCCGGGGTTTTGGAAAACTTGGCTTCCAATTCATCCAGTCTGGCGTTTAACTTGGCAAACGCTGCAGCGGTTGGATCGGGTGTTTCGTCGGTGTTTTCGTCGTCACCACCGTTGTCCTTTGCCAGCTTGGCAAACATGGCTTTAATTTCGGCCACTTCCGTTTTTAATGCTTCCAGGGCTTGTTTATCGGCCATGTCGTTGTCCTCTGTGGGTTGGTTTTTGAATAAGGCTTTGATTTGATCCAGCAGGCTGTTTGGCGCTTGGTCTTCAAATGTTTGGGTATGCGCTTCGATAAAGGGCGTCACAGCGCCAAATTGCTGCGTATTGTTTTTGCTGAAGCGGATTTCTGTGGTGGCCACGCTGCCTGGGTCGTCCAAAGCACCCAAACCGGTTAGATACGCTTTGCCGGACTTGCGAAAATCAAAGCTGATTTCCATGCTGGTAAACAGGCGTTGGCCAAAGCGGTTGTCGGCTTGATAAAAAGCATTGGGCGATAAAATCGCCCAAAGGTCGCGCCCACCTTCATCATTGTCAGTGGCGCGTAGCGCATCAACCGTGCCGTAATTTTGAAACCGCATGTGATCAGGCCAGATCAGAGCCGTGAAGATTTCTTTGTTGTAGCTTTCGGCCATTTCATCAATCCAGGCTGGATCTATCACGCGGCCATCAGTGGTCGGTCCGCTGCGGCCAATGCGCTTGAAATCGGTCTGTAAGACTCTGCCTGCCATGTTTCACTCTAAATCAGGTGGAATTGACACACAGATTAAACTTTTCAAGCTTGTATTCAATAGGGTTTGTTCCTATTGATACCTATTTTATTAATATAGGAATTTTCAGAAAATTCAGCAGGCGTTTTGCGGATATTTACACCTGATAATGAGTGAAAAATCATTATCCGGTAAATCATGGCAAAAGTAATCCCACCCGAACAAAAGCAGCTGGCCAAGCAGATGTATATCAAAGGGGCATCGATACAGGATATTGCCAAACGCTTGGGCATGACGGCTCGATCGCTTTACAACTGGCGGGATGCTGAGGCTTGGGATAATTTCTGCCCACCCGACACAATTGAAATTGCGCTGGCCAGGCGTATCAACTTTTTAGCCGATCTGGATAAAACGCCTGCGCAGCTGGATGAATTTATCAAGCTGACCGAGGCGTTTGGCAAGCTGCAAAAAGACAATGCTGTAGCCTACAAAATCAAAATGGAAGGGGAAGCCATCAGCAAAGGCCATCCCATTTATATCAACGTGCCGGGTGAAGCCGATTACCGACAACCCAAACCGGCAGGCAGCACAAAAGAGCGTAAACCGCGCGAAAAGAAAATCAAAAATGATGTGTCCGGAATTTCCGAACAACTGCTGGATGAAGTACGGGAAAAGCTGTTTTACGACTATCAAAAAACCTGGTGGGAACATCGCAACGACCGCACGCGCATCATTTTAAAATCCAGGCAGATCGGCGCCACGTTCTACTTTGCCTGGGAAGCCTTTAACAAAGCCATCGTTACCGGCAAAAACCAAATATTCCTGTCGGCCAGCCGGGACCAGGCGGAAGTCTTTAAAGCCTACATCATCGCCTTTGCGCTGCAGCATTTCGAGCTTGAACTGAAAGGCACCACGGTTATTTTGCTGAGCAATGGCGCTGAACTGCGATTCTTGTCTACCAACAGCAACACCGCGCAGTCCTATCACGGTGATTTGTATATCGATGAGTTTTTCTGGATACCCAAGTTCAAGCGGCTGCGTAAAGTAGCCAGCGGCATGGCATCGCATAAAAAGTGGACGACCACGCTATTCAGCACGCCCAGTGCCATCAGTCATGAAGCGTATGGCGAATGGGCCGGGGAAGAGTTCAATAAAGGCAAGGCCGATGACAAACGCATCGAATTCGATGTGTCACATAAAAACCTGAAAGACGGTTGGTACGGACCGGATAAAAAGTGGCGGCATATGGTCACGGTTAAGGATGCTGAGGCGCAAGGCTGTGATTTGTTTGATATTGACGAATTGCAGATCGAATACTCAGAAGATGACTTCCAGAATCTGTTTATGTGCAAGTTTATCGACGACAGCCAGTCGGTATTCAGCTTGGCGCGCTTGCTGGATTGCACCGTCGATATCGACGACTGGAAAGATTATATCGACGGATCTGACCGCCCCTTTGCCAACAAACCCGTTTCAGCTGGGTACGACCCCAGCCGCACCCGAGACAACGCCAGTTTGGCATTGCTTGCGGTACCGCTGAAACCGTCGGATAAATGGCGGGTATTGCGCACCAAAAGCTATCACGGCCAAAACTTCGACTACCAAGCCAACCGCATCAAAGAAATTAAGGACAGTTACAACATCGTGCATCTAGGCATCGATACCACCGGCATCGGTTACGGGGTGTACGAAAAGGTCATCGACTTTTATCCAAACGCCACGCCGATTCATTACAGCATGGACATGAAAAATCAGCTGGTTGTGAAGTCGCTGGATGTGATCAATACCGGGCGGTTTCAGTATCTGGCCGGTGACAACGAAATCACCCGCGCCTTTTTAATGATCAGCAAAACCACCACCAACAGCGGGCAAATCACCTATGCAAGCAGCCGTAGCGTTGAAAGCGGTCATGCCGACATCGCCTGGTCAATTATGCACGCCTTGATTTACGAACCGATCAACAACGATGGCCGCAAAACCACCGTCACTTTTAGCCACTAAATGGAAACAATCATGGTTGATAACTTCCTGGAACCGCAACAAAAAAGAAACAATATAGGTGACCGCATGAATCGAAACAGAAAGGCCTTTTTAGACATGATCGCCGTTTCAGAAGGGACCGCCCATTTAGGGGATCGCGGTTACAACGTCATGGTAGGCGGCAAGCTGTTTGATGGCTATCACGACCACCCGCACCCTTACGTATATATCAAGCGCATCAACAATTATTCATCCGCCGCCGGTCGCTATCAATTGTTATTTCGCTATTGGAAAGTTTACAAAGCCCAATTGCAATTGCCGGATTTTGGTCACGACTCACAAGATAAAGTAGCACTGCAGCAAATCAAGGAATGCAAGGCGCTGGATGATATTGACGCCGGGCGGTTTGATGAAGCTGTGCGTAAATGCCGCCGCATTTGGGCCAGCTTGCCCGGTGCTGGCTACGGACAACATGAAAACAGCCTGACAACCTTACGCCTAGCCTTTGTGAAAGCAGGCGGCCAATTGGCGCAAGCCTAGGAACTGACATGACACAAACGATGCTAGAACAGACTGAAACTGAACAATCGACCGGCAAATCCATGGTGTTTGCCTTTGGTGATCCGGAGCCGGTGTTAACCAGCAATGTCACCGATTATTTAGGCGTGTTTTTGGACGTGGGCGGCGATTATTACCGGCCACCGGTTGACTTAACCGGCTTGGCTAACCTGATGAGCGCCAATGCTTACCATGGGCCCATCCTGCACTTTAAAAAGAACATGCTGGCCAAATGGTTTAAACCGTCGGCTTTGCTGTCATCTTTGGATTTCAAACGCGCGGCTTTGGATTACGTGGTGACAGGCAATGCTTACTTTCAAGCGTTTAAAAACCGTTTGGGGCAAGTGGTTAGACTGGCTTGGTTGCCTGCGCTGTCTATGCGGCCTCACAAGAAATCCGGGGTGTTTGTGCGGCTGCTGGATAACAGCAATCAATTCACGCTGGGACAGCAAACTATAGAATATCAACCGGGTGAAGTGATCCACCTGAAAGAGCCTGACATAAAGCAAAGCATCTACGGCATGCCGCAGTATTTGGGCGGGATTCAATCGGTATTGCTCAGCGAGGATGCCAGCTTGTTTAGGCGTAAGTATTTCATCAACGGCGCTCACATGGGTTACATACTGGTGACAGCCGATGCCAACCTGGACGAAGCCACCGCCAAGGCCATCGAAAACCAGGTCAAGCAGTCCAAAGGGCCCGGCAACTTCCGCAGCCTGTATTTAAACATCCCGCGCGCAAATGGCAACAAAGAGCCTGTAAAAATCATCCCGGTCGGCAACATCGGCAGCAAAGATGAATTTCAGGCCATCAAGGAAGTGACTGAAATGGAAATGCTGGCCATGCATCGGGTTTACCCAGGCTTAGCCGCCATCATCCCGGCCAATGTCGGCGGCTTTGGCGATATGCAAAAAGCCATGCAGGTGTATCACGAACTGGAAGTGACGGCCATGCAGCAAGTCTTTTTGGAACTGAACGAAATCATCCCCGGTAATCCGGTAGCGTTTAAGGATCCGGTCTGGCAGTCATGAACTTAAGCTACTGTGTCTTGCACAAGGAATGCCATGGATGCCACGAAGGCTTGATGTATTCGGCTAGGTTTTATCACCAACCAGTCGATCCTAACACCACGTTTAGACTTTTACCCAGCTATGTCGGCTCGTGTGCGCTGCGCATTTTAGACAAAAACGTACACATTACCCGCATGGTATTCATGGAAGCGGAAGTCAACGGCATCAAAGTGGGCTTTAGATTTGAAAAGCATCATCAGCTGCATCTGTGGCTGAGACTGCTGGAAGCTGAGCCTAGCGTACAAACGGCCAGCTGGGAGCGTCACAAGGCAGATCAAGAAATCTGCCGAACCGTGAGCATTATCGAGAGAATTAGATTTTTAACCCGAAACAACGCCCAGGAGTTTTTATGATTAACGTATTAATTAAATATGCCGTGCTGGTGTTGGTGATTGCGTTTATTTTGATGCTGGGCTTTGCAGAGCTTATCAAAGAACTGATCAAGCAGCTGCAGCTGCGGGTATTTGATCGGTTTGATCGGCGCGTGGATGCGATGTTTAAACGGGTATTTGATTGGTAGCGTGTAGGGTACGCAGTGCGTACCCTACCGATTTAAGGCCTAAGCCTGAACAGTATCAACACCGGCTGTTTTAAACAAGCCGCGTATCTCATCCAATATCAGTTTTTCCCGCTCGATGATCGGGTCAATCAGGTAAGGCAGTTCGGAAAGCTCGATGGCGTTGGCGTGGTTATGACAACCGTTTAACAGGCCGCTGACACAGCGCAACGCTGCAATCTCATTTTCCAAGGTTTCCATGTGCTCCATGATCTGGCTTTTTAAGCCTGCTAGCGTGGCGGCCATCATGCATCCCCTTGTAACAGCATTTTGCCAGAACTGGGGAACAGATCGGTTTGTTTAAAATCCTTACCAAGCAGCTGCAGGTCTGGCATTTTGCGACCGACCAGATTACACAAATCCCGCAACTCATCCACCAACAGTTTAAACAGCATGGCGTCAGTGGTCAGCGTTAAACGGGCGGTGATTTCCACGATCTGTTTGGAATAGGCCAGCCGGTCTTTGCCTTCGATAATACCGAAGTAACCGTGCTTACGTATTTGCGGCAAAACCTCACCCAATACCCAGTTGGCAAACTCTTTGGCCTTGGGTTTGTTGGAGCGAAAAATCAGCCAGTACAAACCGGATTCGTTGACAAAAACACCCTCTCTTTCGCCTTTTATGGTCTGGAGATTCCAGACCATAAACCAGCTTTCTGGCATGTTTTCGAGTGATGCTGCTGCACCTTTCCAAACTATATCGAGAGCGTCACAAACGTCTTTTGCACAAAACCAAACATTGTCGCTGTCATCGACAGCGGTGCGAACGTCTAATGTTTCGAATTGGAATGGATTAGCGAGTGGTTTAAATTGAGACATGATGTCACCTATAGGTTTAAGTAAGTGCCATCCAATATGAGGGAGGGCGAGACTCAACTACAGCCTATAGACTGCCGGACGTATTCCCCGAAGGTATTGTATTTCGCCCTGTCATCTCGCCCATTGTACGGATGATACCGAAACGGATTTCGGGATCATAAAACTCGGGGCATAAAAAAACCGCGAGGCTTTCGGGTGCGGATGACCGCTATAGGATTGTAGTAAATCCAGTTTAGGCCCGAAGCCTGATGTTTGTCAATTGTCTAATAAGCCGTGCTTCATTTTTAATTCGTCAATCCGTTCAAATTCTGGACGGATGTCGAAAATATCAGGATTGATACTCAGCACGAATTCTTTAATCTTGGTGATGATCTCACCGGTTTCTGTATTAACTGCATTTCTGAACTTTGACATCTTGTAATAGTTCTTGTCACCGTATTTGTAATCGTGCGCAATTACCAAGTGACCACCGTTATATTTTGCCAGACCGAACACACGCATGGGGTTGTCACGGCCAACAACCAACACATCAACGCCATTTTCAAACTTATAATCAGGATACCTAACCTGCAAATCCATATAGCCTCCTCAAGCTGTTTGCTAAAACGGTTAAGGATAGCTCAGACCTACAAATTCTTATCCACCGTAAAAGTCCCAATATCACTACTCCAGCTGCCGCTTGGCATCGTAACCTTGGCTTGTATTTGCCAGCTTTTAGGCTGATCAAGATCACCCGCTTGGGAAACATAACGAATTTTCCCATCACTGCCGGTGCTGCTGAAGGTAGCGGTTTTAGTCAAAAGGGATTTATCCGGCTTTTGAAATACGATCTGCTTTACCGTTGCTGATGACACATCCAGCACCGCGCCGGTTTCGTCTTTTAAAGTCACTTCAAATACGGTGCCGATGTCGTTTAAGTGGATGGTCATTTATAGCTCCAAAGTTATTTTCAGGGTTTTTTGTAGCGTACGTGTCATCCGGTGGCTTTTAATCACGGCCAATTCAACCGCATAGGCTTTTGAACACGTTAAGGTAAATTCTACGATTTCTGGCATATCAGCGACTCAGTGTAAAGTGGATGGTTTTTGTCACGCGCAAGGTAAACGCTTTAAACTCGCTCCAAACGGCGGCGGCCTGCATGTAAAACGATTGCTGTCTGAATGATGAAGGGCTAAAGCTACGATGATCAAACACCGGCACCTCGCCATTGATCAGCTTCTGAGCCATCGCCTATCACATCTGCACCGTTTATTTTTTGGGTGTCGGCGTGTATCGGTGTTGCTTGGGCTGCGGATAATACCGCTGCGGGCACTGCGGCCACTGCCGTGAGTACGTCGGTATTGTCGACGCCACCGGCTGACGCCGTGTTCAGTTTGCGGCCCATGGTGCCGGTCAGGTTAAAGTCTGCGGATAAGGCGTTCCACACCTCTGCGGCCACAGCCTCGGCGGTTAACACGGTGGCATTCGCTGTTGAACCTACCATATTGCCAATGGCGTAAGGTGTTAATGAGCATGATAGTGTAAACGTTGCGGAGGCCGTTCTAAGCGGTGAGGTATCCACCGTGGGCAGTATGGTAGCGCTGGCAGCAAAGCTTATCGTGCTTGTGCCTTCTCCGCTGGTGACAGCGCCCAGCAAAGACGTTTGCCCATTAATCGTCAATGTTGCGGTGCCGATGGCGTTGACCGATGCCGTGAGCAGCGGACTGTTGGTATTGATCGATAGCGTTGCCGTACCCGTGCCAAATGCGACCAGTTCCCCGGTTTCTGTTGCAAAATCAATACTAAAACTGGCGGAAGCCGGTGAAGTTACGCCGCCCAGTATCGCGCCCGATCCGCTGAGCGATAACCCCGCCGAATTGCGTGAACTGATTTCGCCAACTGATTGAGGAATTAACCACGTTGAACCGGCATTGTTATAGCTTGGGGTTGCCCAATACCTAAATACCGTGTCACGCTGGCTCACATACATGATATTGCGTGAAAACCCGGACTTTCCAAAGTTACTGTTTAATCCCTGTTCAACGGACACCGCCGAACCGCCCGTAAATTTTAAGGGCGATTTGTGCAAGACTGAGCCGTTACCGAGTAACACGATTAACCCCAGGCGGTATCGATGCTGCCGTAAAAAGCGCTATTGATGGGCGTTGCTGCCCCGGCATACATCAACCATTGCAGGTTAGCGCCGTCGTAAATTCTTGGCATGGATGGCAATTGATTCACCAAATCACGCTCAGAAGCCACACCCACTGTGGTAATCGGCAAGGTTACAATCGGTCTGCACAGCACTAAATTCATACAGCCGGAGGTCATCGTCGCGGAAAAGTTAACCGATTGAACCGATAAAATCCCCTGATCGCCTGCAGCCATGGGCAAGAAGGGGCCATATTTGCCAACGCCGGTGCCCGAATAAGCAATCGAACCTACCGGGCTTGTCGCGTTAATAACGGGTAACGATGGCGATGCCGGGGTTAATCGACCGGCCACGCTGTTGGTATTGGTATAACTGAGTTGAACGGTGGGCGTACCAGCACCCATCACAACAGACGGAGTTAAATAAGCCCTAACGCCTTTACCATCCGCATAACGTGGCAAGGTCTGAACGCCTAAAATCGTTTGGGCGCCGGTCGTGGTGACGGTTGAAATCGGGATAACCGCCAGCTGGTCAATCAGCATTAACACGGCGGGTGCTGTGGTCGCAGCTGCACTAAAGGCGCTAACATTCATCAGGTGTTTAATGTCCGGCGATACATCGCCACCGTGCTGAATACCATTGGGCACTTGGGTACCGGTAATGGTTTGCGCCGTGACGGTTTGCGAGATATTGACCGTGTAAGTACCACCGTTATTCGCGCCTGTACCTGTACCCAATGCGGTGATATAGGTTCCAGGTGCTACGCCGGTGCCGGTAAGTAATGATCCTACAGTGAAACGGCCTGTACCGTGCGTGGTATCGGTAAAGGTCGTCGATGAAATGCTGCCGCCTAAAGCTGCCGTTGTCGCTGTATTCGACGTGGTTTCACTTAACGCCTGAAATGTTAAGTTGGTACCGCCGCCAATAATGGAGTTTTGAAACGGGTTCCCAGCGCCGGTCGACAAGTCATACCATAGTCCCGCAGCTTGAGCGGATACAGGTAAAGCGTTTTTATTCCAATCGGTGCGATTGAATTTGCCTGCTGAAAACGCGGCAATGATTTGATCCATGGACTGAATAGCCATTTTTTAACCCCATACGAAAGTAGCTGTACCATGAAGCGGTACACTGGCAAGAGAAGCTTGAGGGCAGACCAACACGTTTAAGTAAGCGTCGTCCTCAATGATTGATAGCTTGGTAACATCAACAAAGGTATTGCGCTCCATCGGTGCGTCCAATGTCCTGAGTGCAAAATGTTCGATCGGTTTGACCAGCACAAAGGCAATCAAGCCAGTATCGGCACTTAAAAATTGCACGGAATCAATGGACCGAACTCCGGTATCACCTGCCTGTAACGGCAAAAAAGGCCCGCTGCTTAATGCGGTGGCGGGTGATGAAGTAATGACGGTGCCGTTAACCAATTGCGTGTTGCATGATACGGTAGGCGTAACCCTGCCGCTGACGCCGTTACTGTTGGTGTAAGTCACTCTGAATTGTGGATTACCCACGCCAGATTGACCAGCAACCTCGACCGGCAAAATCATTACCCCTTGACCTGTCACTGATCTGGGTAATGTCTCGGTATTGACCAGGAATTGTTCATCCGTGATGGACATATCGACAAACGGATAATACAGCAAGTAGTCGCACAGCAAGGATGGCAAAGGAGCCGCATTGGCTGTAGTGCTCATTATCATGATCTGTTTGAGATACTTGGTATAACCCAAGGCATTGACGTTGCCACCGTGCGGGATGCCGCCGTCTGTGCTCTGTTTAAGCGGCACAGCAATATTGGGCGATGCCGCGTAATAGTTGGGAACCGGGTTTCCAGGTGACATACTCAGGTCAAACCAAATACCTGCGCCAGTAATCTGTGTTGGGTTTTTCCGCCAACTGGTAAACCAAAAGTTACCGTTATTTTCGGCATTGACTAAATCCGCAATACTACGCAAAGCCATGGTTAATCAGCCGATACGGATAACGCCCCAATAGCAAACTGTGGCTGAATCCCCGCGCTAACATTCAGCGTTGAGCTTAAAGCGCCACTGATCATCATGGCCACCGCACCGGACGCCGTATCGACCACTGCAAAATGCGTAATAGCGGATGTGCCAGCCGTACAGGCTCCAAACTGAATCAAAGCGGCATTGGTAAAGGTTGATCCGCCATCCGTCCAGGCGGAGGCTTTGGTAAGCGCTACTCTGGAATATCCGGTATAGGTGGCCTCGGCTGCTAATGACGCTGCCTCGCCAGGATCTGCGGTAAACAGGGCCAGATATTGTGTCGCGCCTGCTCTGTAAGCGGGATCTGTACCCTGCAAGAATAATTTAAGTGCGGCGTTTTCGGTATTGTTGCTCAGTGACATGACAATCCTTTTTTAAGTTTAAAAAGCATTACATTTTAATGAGTGCTAATTTTGCTATTAATAAAGCTAAAATATACCAAAAAAAGGTGTTACACACCTAAAATAAGGTGTTTTTGTAAAATATGCTTTAAAACTTGAGGAGGTTTTTGCATGAAAGTTAACTGCCCAAATTGCCACGGCAAAGCGAGGATTACATCCCGTAATGATCTGGCGATTACCGTGTCTGATTTGTATTGCCAGTGCATGAATACCCGTGATTGTGGGGCGTCGTTTGTGGTGACTCTGGCGTTTAAAAACTACCTGAATCCACCACTGACGAACACCCAACAATTAGCCGCGCATCTGCTAGGCAGTTTGACTAAAGATCAGCGTCAAGCGTTGCTGCAGAATGATTTGTTTCATTGATTTACAATCAAAAACCCGGATGAGAGGGTATTGTTATTGGTTGCCATAATTTAATGTCGTAGTCATCATCAAATTCAGCATCATCAAAAACATTACCGTATGCGTTAGCCCAATGATAGCCGTCTTGGTCAACAAAAAAAGACACAATCATTATTTTAAAACCATCCCAACCCCATACATTTTTAGAATAATCTTGACCATCTATAAGAGGCGGCGTGATTTTATTAGAGTCAATCCATACAGGAAAATTTTGACTATCATTAGCCATCCGTAACCGGTCTATTTCATCCAGCATGGCTTTTCGCTCGTAGCTTTCTGTGCCGTTTATATGTGCATATTGCGGGTTGACTCTTGACCGGATATCACGCTCAAGCTCTTGAGTAAAATTAGATTTCATCACTTCCCCTTATCCAAAGAATTTTCAATCCGCCACTACTGCAGAATGATTTGTTTCATTGATAATTCAGTTATCTAAGTTTGGGTTTATAAAGAGCGTGTTTAAATATCAACTCACCTTTTCTACTATAAGGCCTCGTCCAGTTTTTTGGATTTTGAAAGTCTGAAAGTTCCTTTTCAAGTCGCTCTATCTCTTCAGCTGCCCACATTGCAGTATCGCTACCATTTTTTAATTTATGTATTCGTTCTTCTCTAGTCATTCTCACTTACCCCTAGTATCCAAAGAATTTTCAATCCGCCGGTCTATAGTGTAACTGACCGGCATGCAATGTTCGCCATTAAAATCGCCACTGACAATGCGTGACTCGGCTTTGTCCTGGGCAAACTGCAAACATTCGGCGCTGTCCTGCAGGTCTTTAAGCCGAGCACCGTAGTGGTTGAAGTAATTGATGATGTAATCGCCTGTTTTAATGCTCATGCGCTTACCTGCTAGGCTCCGGCCAGCTGGTCGATGTAGTCAATCAGTTCCACCAGGTCGGGTTTGAATTCTGGATTGATCAACGCGGAGTCATTCAGTCTGCGCAGGATAGCCACTTTTCCAGATCGATTATTCAGCGTGGGTTGTGGCTGTGCGGTTTTATTGCTGCGGTAGGTTTTGATCAAATCAATCAGTACGCTATCGATGGGATCGTCAGGCAGCAATACCGCCACTTCAGATGATTGGTGTTTAACCGGATCTTGGTTATCCCATTCATTTTCGGCAATAGCCAATTCTTCAATTGGTTCTGATGTTTCTGGATCTATAGCATCCATTTCAGGATCTATGGCGCTGGCAAAATCCGGATGAATTTTCCAAGTTAAAACGCTACGGCCATTTTTATACAGGCTTTCGCCGTTGATCACTTTGCCGTCACTGCGCAAAAAATTCAGGGTTTTACTAACCGATGGCACGTCTTTAAATAACGCGGTACCCACGGCATCCAGATCGGAAAAAATTTCATTGGGTGTGATGGCTTCAGCCGGGTTGGCGCGGTGGTTTTGTTGTAATAAATGGATGATGTATTGGCGTTGGTTCATAAAATCCTCATTTAATCGTTTGTGTTAATACATCGACCAGCCAAAACTTATCGAATCGCAAAATATCGATATTGGCGGTGTAGTCGATGATGAATTTGCGCAGATCGGCGGCTTTGATGATGTATTCGATTTGAGTCACATCGTTGCGCTTTTCCGCTTTCAGCCAACCTTTTTGGATGTAACTGGCCAGGCTGCGAGTGGTGATGCCGGATAACCGCGACAGTTCACACAAGGTATAAATGCCTGCATCAACCCGCGCTTGTCTCTGCGTGATGCCCAGCACTTTGAGCTTTTGCAATATGCTGTGCTCGGTGCGGCGTTTGAAGCCTGCCTTAATCAGTTTTTCAATAATCCAGTTTGGGGTTTGGTGGGAAAACTGTTCGAGGATTTCTGTTTCCTGATCGGTCCAGTAAATCTGTGTTTTTTTGCTGAACCGCACGACACCCAGCACACAAGCACGCCTGTGAATGCTGGTTGATGATATGCCCAGGCGCTGCGCGGCTTGTTTGACTAAACCAGAACAGTTAGCACCTGATTGATAGGCGTTACGGATGATGCGGTCTTTGTGTTCGTCGAAATGGATGCGTTTATGAGCTGGCATGGGCGGCCTCCTTTTTGCGGCGTTTTTGTTCTTTGCGGATGGCCGACAGTTTCTGGCTGGCGGCTTTTTGATCGTTGGCGTAATTGCTTTCCAAGTTTTTCAAAGCCGTTTCGGATGCTTCAGCAATTTGGCGTTTGAATTCGCAAAATAGAAAGTCGGTTTTGGCTTGTTGTCTGGATGGCATGATGGTTTTCATAACACCACCCCATCATCCAGAATCAGCGTGGCGTTAAGGTCGCTGTCGTCTTCGCGCAGGCCTTTGGCTTGTGCCCTAATCCGGCCATCGTTCCAGGCATATACGCGGATATACTTTTTTGAAATACCTCGAATTTCATTTAGTCTTTTCAAAAGTCGTTCGGTATGTTTTATGGCTTCATTAAGTTGTCGTTTTGATTTTTCATCGTTGGAAATAGCGATGGCATCCAATGATCGATAAACATCATCTCGAATGCAGTCAATAACATCAGTAACACCACAAAAGTCAGTTTTTTTCATTTTTGTTATCCTCAAGCCTTAAACCGCCAACACCACACATTCCGGCCTTCGATTCGGCTTTTAACGCTGGTGTTGCCTAAATATTCCCGCTTCCGGCTTGTGGGTAGCCAGCGGCGGAGTTCTTTGCTGTCGATGGTTTCCTGTTTCATGTCCACGCAGGCGCGGCGGAAGTGTTCCAGGTTGACAGCGATTTCTGTTTCACAGTGGTTGCTGTGATTCAGCAGGTGCAGGCCGCTTTGGATTGGCGGCACACAATCATCTTGATCACCGGGCGGAACCGGGCGGCTGTTGAGGTAATCAAACAGCGCCCAAAACTGTTGCACGGTGGGGTGATCTTCATTCAGTGACGCTTGCCTATCCGCGGCCATATTGATCAGCGTGGTGTGGATGCGGGTAATGTCTCGATCCAGAATCGGCACGACCAGTTTTAAACAATCGGCAAACGCCATGATCTTGGCGTGGTTCTCGACGATCCTTTGCAACTTGATGCCGGGGTTTTGTTGCAGGGTGATGCGGTGCTTTTTAAACGACTCGGTAAACTGCTTCATCACCGCTTCGGCTTTGCTGACGCTGTGCAGCAAAAATCCGCTGACTTGTTCCACATCCAGCATGTTCAGGCGGTCTGATGACAGCTTGCCGTCCATGCTGTGGTGCGAACGATCAAAGGTTAGATGCACGATCCGGGTCATGATCGCCTCGGAGGCAATCACCGGTACGTTTTGCACGATCATCAATCCGCTTTTGAAAATGGGCTTTTTGGTGCTGTTGTCCTGGGTTTTTTGCCCGGTGACGCGGCCAAATTCACCGTCAAACAGGTCTTTTTGCTCGTCCCAGTTAAAGCGTTTTTGGTGTGCGTTTTCGGCCAGTTGTTCGTTGTCGGTTTCGTTAAATACCACCGGCAAGTTCGAGACTTCCGCCATTTTGCGGGTACGGCCGGCCAGGGTTGAGCTGTTTGGGTTGAAGGATTCGCCTTCGCGGCCCAGCAGTTTCCAAAGAAAGTCCACCATATCGGATTTACCGGAACCGGCTTCTCCCACCACTTCCATAAACGGATAGCTGCGGTGTAAATGCCGAACTTGTTCCACAAACAAACAGCCAAACCACCACGACAACGCCACCAAGCCACCCACGCCAAACGCGGTTTGGTAATCGCTTAACCAGTCGACCGGCTGTTTGATGCTGAGTTTTTGCTTGATGTCGACGGTGGTTTTGATGCCGCCTTGCTTTAGCTGGAAAAAGCTTTCTTTGTTGACTTGCAGGATTTTTCCGCCCTGTACCGCATAATCAGGAAACACATAAGCGCCAGTAGCACGGTCGTATCCCACGTAATCCAGCGTGGTGACGATCTTGGGGATTCTGCCCATCCAGTGCTTATACAAGTAGTCCAGATCTGGACCGGAGCCGGTGAACTGAGCTCCAGGAGCTTTTTGCATCGCCGCTTTTTTAAAGTCGCCTGATGCACCGAAAGTTTTACCTGGGAAAGGTAGTTGTATTTCCGGCGCATGGTTGCTGAAGTTAAAGCGGAAAAAATACTGGCCGTCCTCGCCGTTTTCTGGCTGTTGGAAATATAGGAAATCCATTTTGAATGTGGCAATTTCTTTAATCTTGGAGGCATGGGCAAACGCTCGGCTTTCGGCTTTAAGTGGGTCTTCTTCGTGCTCTTTGGTAACGGCTTTTTCGTATTCGGTGGGGTCGATCTTGAATGAATAAGTGCTGTTGCCAAAAGTAAACACAAACATGGTTTTGCGCGGATCGTGCTCCCACATGACTAAGGCTTTTTGCACATAGCTTTTTGCCAGTTCGACCCGGCCTAAATAATGGTAGTGGTGCAGATCCTCTTCAGTGAGTTTGCGCAGTTTATGCAGGTCGTTCCAGTCGGCTTTTTCTTCCGTTTCGCTGGAAATAATCGCTCCGACCGTTTCTTTCATCTCCCGCAAACGCTCGGCATGTTTGCGCAGGCAACGGCGGCCTGTGGCGTCGTTGTCCAGGGCCAATATCCATTTAACATCCTTGCCCAAGTGCGGCTTGATGGCCTCACTTGGGAAAGTGCCGGATGACATGATTGCGCACGCTTTAAGGCCATTCATGTTTAAGGCGATAGCGTCCAGAATGCCCTCGCACAGATACACGCGGTCGCCGGAATTGATCACCAAGCCGGGCGGCTGCCACCACAAACCTTTAAAACTGCCTTTGAAGTTTTTGTTGCGGGTTTCCTTGTCGCCGTCTTCGGCGCTGATGGTCACGTCATCAATCAAGCGCTCCCACATGACTTCATGCTTGTCGTCCAGGTAAAACCGAACGCTGGCCGTTCCTTTGTCGCCGTGCGGGTGCCAGTATTTACCTTGGCTATACCAGCCTTTGATTTTAGCCAGGTCAAAACCGCGGATTAAGTGGAGGTACGCGTCGGCGGTGGCGTTTGGGTTTTCGGGCGTGGCTTGGTATTTTTTGTTGAGGTTTTCGAATAGGTCTGGAAATAAGTCCTTGCTGGTGGCAGCAAAATTGCAATTGTTGGTCCGGTTGCACTGAATCACACCCGGCGTGGCTACCCAGGTCCACAAGGTTTTTTTGCCGCAACTCGGGCAAACACCTTCGCGCAGGTGTTCGCCGCGATGCTTTGCATTGTAGGGTGGCGATTGCAGGCGCTGGATGATTTGGGGGTTGATTTTTTCAATCATGTGAAAACCGCAATTCCTTTAACGCTTCATCTCTGGCTTTAGCCAACACTTCAGGCGGTGGATTGTGATCGTCGACTTTCATGCCGACGCGTTCGGTAAATCTATAAATCTGGTCAGACGTGGCAGCCGGCAGCCATTGCCGTAACCAGGCTTTATCGCTACGAATGGACTGGTGTGGCATCGACTAACTCCTGCAATAGTTCATCCAATGCTTCACGCGCGTCTGATAAATACTTCAGTAAGGGTTCAGCGTGATAGTAGGCGGTGAGTTTTTCGATAATCTTGCGGCGTTTGCCGTCGATGTTGTTGGCGGTGCAAAACTCCGAGGCGCGGATGGCTTGTTCGGTGTTGGCATCATAGACAAAGCCTTTGCGGTGCTGATCAATCAAAATATCCAGCTCGTGAAGGGCTTTTTCGATGTCTTCCAGGCCTTTTCCTGTGGGGTGGTTGTAACGGCTAATACGTTTTATGATGTCTCCGGCAATAAAGGACAGGCCGTTTTGATGGGTGTATTCAATCGGCTGTATCACCATGGTTTTGTAGTGGCTGCCGCCTATTTGTTTTTTTAGTGGGTTCATGGCGTGAATATCCTTAGAAATGCTCGGTAAAAGCAGCTTGCTCAGTTTTAAAGCGGGTGGATACGTGATAGCCTCGCCATTGATCCCATAGCTGATCAAATACCAAGTTGCCATCTGTGATTAATTCATGGGGTTCTGTGCGCAGCTCTACACGACCACGAATCACAGTCATGGCGTGGTCGTAGTAGTTTTCATCCAATAGGCATAAATCGGTTATATCCAGCTGAAATTCGTGTCCGTTGTAGGCGCTCAACAACACTTGAGCGCACGCTTTTGAGCCTGAGCAGTCTTTGCTGGCCAGTTTGATTAGTGCTGATACCGATTCGGCGTATTGCAGCATGAAAATATTTGGCGTTTTAAAATCAGGGTATGGCATTTCGTCTCTCCTCAAGTATTCGTCGGCCTTCAATGACGTACTGACGCGCGTTTTCTCGAGTAAAGCGCACGGTAGCCGAAAAGGCGTTTTTTAATGCGGTTAGGTTTGGATCGGTTTTCAGCATGTCGGCTAGTGCCGGGTCTATGCTTTTAAGGCCGATCCACAGTTCGTTTTTGGTTTTGTCGTCCAGCTGGTCTGGTGTTACCCAGCCATCAGACCGGGGCTGAGCCGCCACAGACCACCAGCCATTGATATAAGGTCATACCCAGCGCAGCAATCAAACCCACTAGCGCTACGCGGTAACTGATCAAGTCAGTGCGTTGGTTATCCAGCTGTTCGTTCAAATACTCGATGTGGTTATTTTTGGCGGTGATTTTGTTTTGTAGGTATTCAAAATAATTTTCAGAAGGGTTATTTTGAATAATCCGCTTGTCGAATAAACGATCATGTTTGTGTGATACATAATCCATCGGTTGTTGTACTGACATATCAATCTCCTAATAAACGCTGATCAAGGTGGATAGTAAAATCTGACCCACATCCATCTTGATGTGTTGGCCTCTATCGTGTGTGATGGTTAAAACGGTACTGCTACTGCGGTCGATATCGATAAACCAGGGAATTTTTCCGTGTTCGAACATGCCCACGCGTTCAATGACGATGTTGCGCAATTGATCCCAGTGGAACAGGTGGTCTTCGAACTGCATCAAAGACACGGTAGCCAGATCAATCAATTTGCTGCGGCGCTTAGGCAATAATTTCGCATTGGCGGCGATAAATTCATCAGCATGGCTAGTCACTTTGCTGAGTTTGTTTAGCGTGGTTTGTAATTGCATGAATCCTCCTCAAGACTCTCGCTGAAAACGCGGGGTTTGCTGCCTGGTGTGGCAGCGGGTGACATTGGATCGCGCCGCTTTTGGCGGCCTTCTGCTGTCGTCATCTATCAGGCAGCACTGGCATAGCATGGCCAGCAGCCAAATCTTGATCGTGATGTCGACGTAATGGTTTGCCACGGCCTTGGCGACGATTTCGGCGGCGCTATGGGCGCCGAGTTTTTCGGCGATGGCTTCTATTTGTTTGCTGACGCAACCGTAACTACGGTGACAAACGCGGCAAATTTCTTTGCGCATCTTGCCTTCGCAGATCAACAGTAGGACGTCTGATTCTTTCTTGGTCAACGGTCCGCTGTTGGTTAAGGTGGCGTGGAGTTTCATAGTTATTTAGCCTCTGAAGGATCTTCAATAACCATTGAATACAAATGATCAAGCCAGATACTTGATCCTTGATACTCATATCGGCTAAACCGGCTGCCTTGATCCTCAAGCCATAATCCGTTTTCCATCACTTCGTCGTAATCATTCATGGTTATCTCCTAAAATTTCGGGCTATCAAGCCCATAGCGATTTTTGTTACTGAGTAACAAAATTGTTACCACTGTCAGGCGATTTCATGCCTAACGCCACGGCAATTTTGTAACCGTCGCCAAACAGGCATTTGCTTTCGCCATTTAGCACCCGGTAAACGGTTTTTGCTTTAAAGCCATATTGCTTGCAGAACATAGGCACAGTCATGCCGTTACGTTTTAAGTAAGACTTGGCTTGCTTGGCTGTACGTAATCGATTCTTACTAGCAATGGTCACGTTTTTGTCTATACTTTGCTGTTGGGTCATGTTTGGGTAACTTTTGTGTTATCTATGGGTAAATCATAGTAACAAAAACGTTACCTGTCAATAGAAAAGGTAACAATTTAGTGACTATTGAAAATCGGTTGAAAGAAGAGCGCGAAAGGCTTGGATTTACTCAACCTGATTTTGCTGAATTGGCAGGGACCACCAAAAAAACGGTAATTGATTACGAGAAAGGCAAAACCAGTCCAAAGGCGAGTTTTTTAGAAACTATCGCCCGCGTGGGTGCTGATGTGAGCTACATCATTACCGGTGTTAAATCCGTCATTGCTGAAAGGCAAGCTGACTATGCAGTTACTCCAGACAAGGCAGATTTGCTGGATTGTTTCGAGCATTGCTCGGAGGAGGATAAGCGAACCATTCGGCGGATGGCTGAGCTTTGCGCAAAGGAGGTCGAAGCCGAAAGCCAAGCTGAGCGAGCGAGCGAGCGAAAAAAGTATCTACGTG